ATTTAGTTTCCAATGCAAGTGAAATAACTTGCTCTTTGGTTAAATGTGTGTCTGTTCGATAGTCGTAAAAATCTCTACTGCTATCATCTTGATTCTCGATATAATACATCTCTGCAACATTATTAAGCCTTAAGTGTAGTATCATAGAATTGATCTGTTTATCTGTATATTCTTTCATTAGTCTAACTTCCTCACTTCCTTAACGCCTTGTTTTAATAATCTATAACAAATATAGATACCTATTAATGCTCCTAATGTTTCCATTATTCTACCCCACTATTCATTTGGTTTAGTTTGTTTTCAATAGTCATTTTAATCCATTTATCAAAGCCGTAAGCCATACTATTATTAGATCCAATATGAAACTCAACTTCCTCGTCTAACTTCCAAAAGTCTACTGGTTTAATACCTTCTGGATCATATAAGGTAGTATACTTCCAGTCATATAGAGTTATAGGTGTTCCAGTTTCAGTATGCTCAAACATATACTCGCCAGATACTTTATAACTATCCATTGTATGGGGTTTGCCAAATACTAATAATAGTTCAATCGGTTTTAACTTTACCTCTGAATATAGAGATGTTCCGTTCGTTTCAATATCTGGGTTTATTTTATATTCATCTACTTTCATTTGTTCTCCTTGTTTGTTATTCTAATATAATTATGGGCATAACTATTTTGTTGATTTAACTGATAGGGTATATTAATGAGATATGAAGATATAGCTATGCCCAATATAATATAATTCTTGATTCTGTTTGTTTTATAATTCATAAACCTTGTTAAGATAGTATAAGCATAATATTATTATAATGCAAATATAAAATCTACCCTGTGAAATATAATATAAAATACCCTCTGAGATATAATATAAAATGCTTTGTATAATATAATATAATAGTTAATTTAAAGTCCTTTCTATATGTTCATTTATATAGACCTTGTTTGTTAGAAAAAAGCCACTTTAATTAGTGGCTTTTTTTATTAGTTTATTTTTATATGTTCTTTTGGTATAGCAACGCTAAAAGTCAAATGATCTTTTATATATTTATTTTTATTCCAAATATAAATTGTAGAAGTTTCATTATTATAGTTTTTACACCAATTTTTATAACTTATATTTATACTTTGATCATCTTCTAAATTCCAATCATTATTTTTTATTTCTTCTTCCAGCTCATCAAAACAATCAAAAGAACATACATTATAATTTACTTTTTCATTAAGTTTTACTTTAATATATGTTTTCAGATTATCTTTGCCACATTGCTCACAATATGTTTTTTTCATTTTATAGTTCCTCATGTTGTTGTTATATCTCTTGTTTTAATAGTTTTATTAGTTCCTTTGTATCTTCTTCAAAAGAATAACTTTCTATATATCCATATGTATTAAACATATCTAAATATAATTGTAAATTTTTTCCTAAATAATTTAGTTCATAATTTATTAAATTACCTTCTTTGTCGTATATTTTCATATTGTCTTTTTTCATTTTATAGTTTCCTTATGTTGTTTGTTATTGTTTTAATTGATTTTTTATAGTTAATAACCATAATAAAACAATTAATATTGTAAAATAAATTATTGTAAAATTTATAAACTCTTTTATCATTTTATAACCTTGTATATTAAAAAAGGCGTATATAATTAAATACACGCCTTTTTGTTTATACCTTACTCAATATAACTATTGTTTCATCAGTATAATTGTCTTTATAATCACAATCTACAATCCAACCTTTCCTGATATATTTATTAATATATTGTATTGATTCTGTCCAATTAACCAAAGTTTCTTCTTTATATTTTATCTCTAAAACCTCTAAGCCGTCAACATTGGATAATTTGGTTTTAAATTTAGTTATCATTTTATTTTTTCCTTGTTTGTTTGCTTAATCTAAAACTATAAACATTTAAAAATATATTTATAGAAACTTATAAGCATAGTTTTTTATTTTGTTTATTTTTCATAAATCTCAAAAAGTGAAAAACAGGAAACGATCTGGAATTTCTACAATTTTTGATCGTTTTTTCCAGATCATTTCAAGTTTTAGGATCTTTTTTAAATCCATCTATGATTAATGGCGTAGCCGTCCCCATATAATTTGCTACTTAATGAGTAGATGATATGAAAACCCATATCCATCCCACAACCATTTACTTTTAATCCATATTCACCAAACTTTTCAGCGTGTTTCACATTACTTAAAATTTCATTTATGTTGTAATTATGGTAATATGGTTGATTTTTCTTTATTGACATTACACTAATTATTCTCATCATTCCAGAATTAGAGCAATGTATCACTTTGGTATAGGCTGTAGAGCCTTTTGGAAAAGCCTTTTTTAGCTTTTTTATTGTTTCTTTGTTTTCCATTGTTTTCCTTATTTGTTATTAAAAAAATCTTTTAAACTTTTGAGCCGTTATCTAATAGCGTTAATATTCCTTTTGCATAATTTACAGCTCTTACCTTGTTTTTAAATTCCTCTATAAATATTTCCCCATCTTTGGCTATCCAAAAAGATATGTATTTATTTTTATTCCAATAATATCCCCCATTTAAATCAGTATTATTTGTTTTAAAATCATTATCTACAATTTTATTTAATTCTTTTTTTGCTTCATCATTTTTATAAATTAATATGTTCATTTTTTTATTTATCCCTTCTGGGGGTGTATTTCAACCCCCCATTTTGACATTTCATGATCGTTATTTGTTTTCAAGCTGTTTGTCCAGTTCTTTAATCTCATCCATTGTCTTTTTAAACTTTTCCCATCTGTAATCTGAATCAAGATTCTGTTTCATTTCATCCCATATCACATATTCAGCTTCAGTCAAGTATTTATGATTAAAGAGTCGTCCAGTAGGGGCTTTATCCTCAAAAGTTTCTAAAATGATACTTAGAGCGTTTTTATCATTCTGAAAAGTTTGAATCCATCTATTCAAGATATGGTCTTTTTTATCTTTTTCTTCTGTTTCGAAAAAGTTTTTAATCTCATCATATATGTAATGTTCTATTAAAATTTCTATATCTGATACCATTTTATTTACCTTCCTTATCTATTATTTTAAATTCAATCCATAACCCTATTAAAAACAACCAACCACTTGAACCAAGCAATATGATTGCGTCGGTAAAGTGTTGGACGCTTTTAGGATTATCCATTATGTAAAGTTCGTAATTGTTCACAGCTATTGCTGTAAGCAAAAAGCCGAAACTTGTAAGACAGCCAACGAAACCAGATAAAAGAAAACTCTTACCTATTATCGTTGGTATTTGATTAATTAAGCTCATTTTAAACCTTCCTTTGTTTGTTTAGCCTTCGGCATAAAAGAATCTATAACACTTTTATTTAATGTGCAACAATTTGTTTATTCTTCCTAAGCATCTTTTTTTTAGTGTTGTTATGTGATTACATAGCTAACCCTACCCTTGATTTTTTTAAACGGCTAAATCTTAGCTTAAAAACTTGCTTGTAGCTTGTTTTTTTGATGTTTTGCAACTATAGATCGTAAATTTACCCCCCTATAAGCGGATGATCATCGAGGGTGTTTGTGTAGTAGTATTCCCTACGAAATATCAGTTAATGACTAACTATAAATAGTAATAATTTAATACTCTATATGTAAGAATCAAGATTAAAAAAATATCCTATAAACGACGATATTATTAGAGATACAAGCATTTATACTGTTCGGTTTTTTGTCGTGTTTCTATTAGATTTCCAATCCAAACTTTTTCGGGTTTTTTATTGGTATTTCACAGATATTATTGGTTAAATTGTGTGTATGCCAAGATATGATTATCAATGTTTAGAAACAGGTAATGTGTTTGAGGTGGAACAGAAAATGACAGATGATCCACTTGAAAGATGTACTTGTTGTAAAGAGAAATTCTTAGTCAAAAGGATACCTTCTAAGCCATTATTGGTCATAAATGGTGCAGGTTCAATGCCTGATCGTAAATTATACAAAGAATTGGATATAGATTAATGTTTGATTATTGCTCATTAGTACAGAAGAAATGTTCTTACGCCAGTAAGGTAAAAGACATCACCTATTGTGGGTTACACACAGGAAACAAAGAGCAAAATAGAGTAGATTATATAAAAGTATGTCCAAAGGAAAAAATTAAAAAGAGGAGATAGTTATGCCCTATCATTATGGAACAAAAAAGAAAAAGAAGAAGAAGAAAAAAGGGAAGAAAAAATGAAAGTGAAAGCACCAAGAGGGTATCACTTTATGAAAAAGAAGGGGAAGTTTAAATTGATGAAGAATCCAAAAGGTGGATATAAAAAACATAAAGGTTCTTCATTAACGATGAGTGTACCAGTAGTAAAAAAACATAGCTAATGAGTGACAAAAGTATATATAGCAAAGCCAACGGAGCAGGGAAAGGCGATGTGCCAAGACCTTTGAGTATATCTAAAAAAGAATACGAAAAGCGTTGGGAAAAAATTTTTGGAAAAAAGAAAAAGGACAAGAAATAATGTGGGATTTATTTAAAGATAAAAACGAATACAACGAAAAGAATATTATTGGCTTCTTGTCTTTTGCGTTGATGTGCGTATTCGGCATCGTGGATTTAGCAATGGGTATTATTGGAATAGAGCTAATGGTCAACGACTACATCTATAACTCGTTCGTCTGGGTTACACTCGGTTCATTTGGTATCGCAGGAGCAGAAAAAGTCTACAAGAAATGAGAAAGTCATTATTCAACGATCGCACCGTAAAGTCAAATGGTGCTAAAAAAACTCGACAAGGTAAAAGCAGTAATACTAAATACGGAACAAAAGGTTCTAAGAAGTATTATAAAAAGAAATACAGAGGACAAGGCAAATGAGTAATATCGAACTAAAGAAAGCCAATCAAATGGCTGCTATTGATTTATTGATTCACAATCCAGAGCTAAATAAAAAACAAATAGCCGAGAAACTACAAGTAAGCCCACGCACTATTCATAGTTGGTTTGCTGATGATAGGTTTGTTGATATGTATTATAAGAAATATATGATTTCTTTCAATGCCAAGCTACCGATGGTATTAAATAGTATGATTCGTGAAGCTGTTGAAGGGAATGTCCAGGCAGGGCGTCTGGTATTAGAGCATTCAGGGAAACTTGTTAGAAATATCAATGTAACTGTAGATAGTCCATTTGAGAAGTTCTTAAAAGCAGAGGAAATAGACGCAGAGGATATTATAGACGCTGAAAGCGAAGAGGTTTCAGAAATCATAGATACCCTTCCAGAAAGAAATCCTGTAAACGACAAACCGAAGAAGCGAGATATAAAAGAAAAGAAAGCAGTAGAGCAAATCAAGAAAGGAAAGAAACCTTATAGACAAAAACGCCGAGAGGATAGAGCATCACGATATGCTTTATTGCAGAGAGCTAAGAAAGTAGGGTTAGATCCATTGCCATCAAGGCGTCCGACAAATAGTGAAAGGCGTAAGTGGTTAGAGAAGTTAGCAGAGTTAGAAGCTAAGCAAGACCATACTCGTCAGGCATAACATCATATTTTTCAAACATTTCTGACATTTCCATAGAAATAGACATCATATCATCAACGCTAATATCTTCCTGACAGATTTTTTTGTTTGGAGCAACCTTAGAACATACGAAACCCAACAAATCGTTATTTGCTTCAGATATTTTTTTTATCTGTGATACCATTTTGTATATTTCTTTTATTAAATCTTCCATTATATATCTACATTTCTTGCGAAGTTTGAAGATGCTGGCATCTTCTTACTACCTATAATACGCATTCTTGTTTTTAAAAGCGACTGTAATTTTTTTGCAAACCTATCTTTGAGCTTTGAAAACTCTTTTCCAAGTAATCTATCTTCTAATAGTATTGCATTGTTCTTTAATTCATCGCTGGTAAAAAACCATTTTCTGACTTTAGGATTTTTTCTTTTTGCATTTGCTTTACCAGTCAAATGAAACGCACCATAGTTTAGTCCTCTTTTAGATAACATTTGTGCATCTTCTGACTTTACAGTTACAGACATATCAGACTTGTTTGTTAATACTTTTGAAATACTTTTTTTCAAAGTTCCGTCAAAAACCATTATTGGATTACCACCCTTACCTAATGCTTTTTTATCTCTTCCGTATGTATAAGATAGAGGTTCATAAGGTTCTCCATTAATATCCTTATTGTTTTTAAAGGATTTATCAACTTTCTTTTTTGCTTCTTTGCCTAATGCAAGAATTAAATTATTAAAAACCATTTCTTCCAAATTGGCTTTTTTTAATTTTT